TGGAGCGACTTGAGCAACTCCGGCGTGAGTACCCCCGAGTCTCCCCTGAAGTTTTTCGGAAGATGGCATTGGCTCGTTGTTCCTTCATGTACGAGCACTTTCCAGACATTCTATTCAAGCTGCTTAAGCAAGAGGTGGACGTGAAGATTGTGCTCCGGTTTGCCGACATATTGGGGATGGTCGAGAGCGGTGAGCTGAACCAACATGAGGCGTCATTCCAGGTAGGAACCATTCTGAAGAAGATCCATATCGACAGCGTGCTGCGACGGGATGAACTGAGAAAGCAAGAGGAGGAGGAAAAGAAGAGGCGGAAGAAGCGCAAGGGACCGAAGAAGTTTTCGTACGCGCAGTGGGCCGAGCGGCATCCTGAGAACGAGTAAGTGAAATGAAATCTTCAACTCATTTGCATTCGATGCCTGAGTAGCTTCCGTCGTAGTATGTGTACTCGATGAAATATACGAATTTGAGTGTGTCGCCTTTCTTGTAGTGATGCTCCAGAACGCCTAGTCGGTATCCCGATTCGTCAACAGGAGGATTCCGTTTGTCGACGACCGACCGAGACCAACCCGAGGGACACGAATCAATATTTAGTCCAAATCCTAGTCGTTTGAGTTTCTTGAGATCTTGTGCAGGGAGAACAAAAACATTTTGCCTTGGCATCAAAGTATTATAGCTTTAAGTGGTCTTGGCTGTAAACTGATTGAAGCGATGGTGTTAACTCGGGGCAGAGAGCAGCGATGCAAGCGGAAAAGACAGCAGCAGGAGGGGGGCGCAGGATTATGGTGGTGGAATCCCCGTCCAAGGCGCCTAAGATTGAGTCGCTATTGGGCAAGAGCCAATGGCGAGTTTTGGCCACCAAGGGACACATCTGTGTCATTGACGACGGGCTGAAAGGCCTAGGGGAACTCAGGACCGAAGGCCACATTCGCTACAAAACCACCAACCACGCCTTTGTCCGAGAACTCAAGAAGTTGATGCGAGAGGAAAAGACGCGAAAGGTGTACATCGGCACAGACGATGATCGTGAAGGCGAGGCGATTGGGTTTCACGTGTGCCGATTGGTGGGAGTTGACCCTACCAAAATGCCCCGGCTCCGCTTCAATGCCATTGAGAAGAACGCATTGCAGACAGCAGTGGACAACCCTGGTACTATTGACATGGATTTGGTCGATGCCCAGATGTGTCGTCAGGCAATCGATCTGGCCCTCGGCTACACTGCCTCGCCACTGCTATGGAAGGCGATCGGTGGTACTAGCAGTCTTTCGGCTGGTCGCTGTCAGACACCAGCACTCAGCTTGGTCTGCGACCATCATGAGCACGCCATGTCGGCTCAAGAGAACATGGTGTGGGCTACCGACACCTATCTACCCAACTGCTCTCTTGCATTTCGTGGCGATATCAAGCATCGCACCGATAATGAGGAAGAGATTGATTGGCAGCTAACTACGTGGCAAGAGCACGAGACCAAAGTGTGTTCACTCAAGACCAAGAGTCGTCAGATCCCAGCACCACAGCCGCTGACAACGGCTCGGATGCAGCAACAGTGTGGAATGCCGACTAAGCGCTGCATGGCTGCAGCACAAAAACTATACGAGTCGGGAGCAATTACCTACCACCGCACAGACAGTAATGGTTATTGCACCCCGTTTGTAACGCAGCTGGGAGAGCACATACGTCATACGCACGGAGCCGAATATGTGGGTCATCCACGAATTGTGGGTAAGGGAGCGCACGAGGCAATACGAGCAACCAATCCAGAAAAACAAGGGTTGGGAAAGACGGCAGATGAGCGACGATTGTACAAGTTCATTCGGCAGCGGACAGTGGCGAGTGGGATGGTGCCATGCCGAGTTGAGGACCTATCCCGAGAGTTAACAACATTGAGAAAGGGAGATGCCGAAAAGCGCAAGCTTCACGCTGTGGCTTGCGTGACCCGGATGGTCTTTCCAGGGTGGACGAAAGAGGTGGGGGGCGGAGTGGGAGTGTCAACTCCAGAACAAATCCGTCAACTCAGCGAGTTGACTGCTCCCGCCGAGTTGAAGACCCCGCAGAGGGTGGATCCGGAGCAAACGCACGCGGTGCCGATGATTACGGGCACCCGAGCGCCACTTACGGAAGCTGGGTTGGTCAAGACATTGGAGACAGTGGGGGTGGGTCGTCCGTCGACCTATGCTTCGATCGTTAACAAGTTGTTTGATCGGCGTTACGCGGTGGTGCAGGATGTGCCGGCCAAGGTGTTGGATGCAAAGGAGGGAGTTAAGGAGGGCAAGGGAAAGGCGATCAAATGGAGGGTCAAGCCTCTGGAATATGGTGGCGCCAAAGCGCGGTTGGCTCCAACACCATTGGGAGAGCGAGTTAACGCTACATGCAAACGGGTATTTAGCGAGTTGATTGAGGTCAACGCAACGGCAGTGATGGAAGCGCGTTTGGATGGGATCGCCAAGGGAGAGGGAGGATGGCGGACCGAGGCCACTCAGTATTGGGACCGAGTTGACGAGATGGCGGCTGAAGGAAAGAAAGTGTTGATGGCGGAGCGCAAGGCGGCAGCGGCATCCACACAGGGGGGAGAAGGTATGGCCCCCGGGAGCGGCGCAGCCGCCAACACACCCACTTCACCCCCTCTTGCAACTATGGAGGATGAACCAATTCACCTGAAGCACGGGCGGTATGGTCCGTATTTGACGTGGAAGGGGATAAACGTGAAGGTCAAGGGCCGGAAGATGCCCAACGGAGGTGCAGCGGTGGCGATGGTTAAGGAGCATCTGGCGACGCAGGCACAGGTGAGAGATTTGGGGGACGGCATCAGCATCCGACCAGGCAAGAAGGGAGGAAAGTATGCAATGGTAAGCAAGGCAAACAGCAAACTCAAACCAGAGTTTGTGAATCTGAAAAAGTGTGAGATCGATCTGGAGACGGGAGATGTGGAGGAGTTGAAGCGGTGGATAAAGTCGCAGTTGTGAGTAGGAACCCCAATGGCGGCAGCAGCAGCAGTGGCAGATACGGCGGATGTGGGGGCGGCAGTGGTTCCAACACCAGATGATGTGATTGCAGCGGTGCGACTGACGGGCGGCTTGGGAGCGGCGATGGTCATGGGTGGATCTATCGTCGCTTCGAACCAGGCACAGGCCGGCAATTGTTCTGAATTGGTTGGCAGTATGAGCGTGTCGCTTTTGGGTTCATTGCTAATGTTTGGGGGCATGTTGCCGATGACCGCGGGCGACAATACCCATATCGTCTGGGCCACCGGTCTGCTCCAGTTTGCACTGATTATGATGCTTGCTGGTATCATTATTTGGTTGCTGGCATTAGCCAAGGCGTGTCCGGCGCTGGCGCCTCAAATATCCGAGTGCGATCGAGGCAAGAAGGAATGTGAAGCGACGAACAAGGCCCGTTGCAAGAATGTCGCCAAAGGAATGGTGCGAATCACAGCGGGTCTAGCAATGGCGGTGATTGTCTATTTGTTCATGATCTTGCCGTTGCCGCAAACGATCAGGGAAACATTAGCGGGACTAGTTGGCAGTGTTAGCAATGCAGGTCGGGGTGTGCGCGCGGTCTTTCGAGAGGCATTGCCCGAGGGCACTACCCGTCGTCAAGCGATTCAACAGCGGCTCAACAGATTGCTCCAAGTGCTGATTGCTGAAGGGCGCGGACTCGCACTCGGAACGCTGATGATTATTTTCTTTGGACTCGCTTTTGGACTCCCGTGGCAGGGCGTCCGCAACATCGGTCTTGCTTGCCGTCAGACCACTGCCGACTGAGTAGTTGGATTCGGCGACGGATGCGGCCGAGATGATCTTGCACACCAATCCGTATTCGTCATCGGTATCCCAGACACCCACGATACGCACAAGGACATGGGAGGCCGCCCAACCCGGAACCCCATTACCTCCTCTTGCATAACTGTCAATCTGTTTGGCGATGTTAGCGCTAGGCGTCTTGTCTTGTCGTCCGAATCGAGAAATGATAGATAGCAAATGGCGTTCAAGATCTACAAGTTTTGGGATTAGTTCGGGACTGACTTCAACCACGATCCCAGAAAGGGTGCAAGAGGGGAAGGAGGCAAATAGTTTGGAGAATTTGCAGCCGGTGGCTTGGTAGCTATTGGAAGAGGTACCCAATAGGAGACGGGCGCGAAAGGCGATGTCGAGCGGGAGTACGCCGAGTAGCATGGGGTATTAACTGATTAGATGGGAGATATGAGTGTAAGTCCCTCTGCGGGGGTGGATGAGTTGAGAGAATGAGGTTAGATCGCATAGGTGGTAATAAGTATAGAAACCAGCAATGTCGGTCACTGCGGGAGGGATTCGTGAGGTGCGATTGCCCAGAGCGGCGATGGATGGCAAGGTAGTGGAGGCGATCCGTCGATGGTTGACGGCGCCGGTGCAAGAGGGGATGAGTGTGTTGGTGGTAGGTGGTCCATCAGGGGCAGGTAAGCGGCAACATGCATTAGCGGGGATTTGTGGCGATGGTGCCAGACCAGCCCCTCGTCTAGCCACAGCATTGGCTTCGGATACTACCGGTACTTATGATTTTAGCATTCGTCGGGGAATGGCGGAGATTGATTTTGGGTTATATGCGGGGGCGCACCGGAAGAGTGCGACGGTGACGACAATGGGGGCATCCGAGGCATTACGGCATCAGGTGCGGGGTTCTATGCCTCCAGTTTTGGTGTTTCGCAACCATCACACAGCAAGGCGAGAGTGTGTGATGACGGCGCTGAATTGTGCAGCTGAGAATCTAAAGCATGTGATTATACTAACTGAACGTCCGACAGTCGCGTGTCAGATGGCTTCGGCGTGGGAGGTGTCATTGTTGGTGTTGCCAGTGATGTCGGGAGTGAAGCGGCAGCGGGCGGTAGATAGTGGATACCGAATGCTAACCAGTCACGACAAAAAGGCGGACACGCTGACAGAGGCGACCGTGACGTTGCTGACGGCATCGGGGGTGCGAAGTGTGCCTGCGTTACGGAAGCAGGCGGCCGAACTCATAAGGGATCAGCACGACAGCGGGATGCTGGCCATGATGATACTGTCAAAGTTGGAGTCGCGGGGTGCGGTGTCAACTCCGGTGCTCTGTGAAGCGATTCAAAAGCTAATGTCGGGGTTAGAGGATGGTTATCGGC